CATATATATGGCCCTCCAAAAGTCGGCCCTCCCCCCGCCGTCTCAGCTTGTGACGGTTTATGGACTATAGACAATCTTTATATAAAGAAATAACAAATTGTGCATACATAGGCATAAATTAAGAGGGCGATCACTCGCCCTCTTTTTTATAATTCTAACACATTAAACGATCGAGAACTCATTGAAGCGGTAGTGGCTTCCGGGTTTGGTTCAGAAGCCCTAAAGATTAATAGTGCAATCCTGGCCTGTGTATTGCCTGTGCGTTGAATTATTGGTATGTAGATCAGGTTTACTGTGCCATTTGCCACGGTGTATTGATATGTTTCTGATGTTGACGCGGCACCTAGCGCTAAGTGATACGCATCTCCATTGCTTACATTAAAATAAGATGAGTATGTTACAATGTAATTGACTTCACCTTTTACCAGTGGCAATAATGACGCTTGGTCAACAGATACTTTGACCGTCTGTCTATTTACTCCACCACCTCCGCCTTCCTCCAAGGCGGTCACGCGCTCATCCAGGGCCTTTACTTCGGCCTTATTCGCCTTAAATTTAACCTCTTTCATTTCTAAACCCTCCTTATCCGATCTCATCCTGCGTAATATACGCAACGTCGAAAAATACTTCCTGCCCGCTGCTTACGGATCCATACCACCAAACGAGAGATCCATCCGGAAGATCAGGCCAAGTATCCGGAGCCGTGGCGAAGATCCGGCAAATGATCACATGATCTCTTTCGGCCTCGCTGGCATCCATCTTATGCCCGATCAGAGTATAAGTCCCTCCGGAGGGCTTAGGAAGCCCGGAGGCAAGGACAGAGCCTCTAGTGGGCGTTCCGGTAATGACATAGCCAACAGATCCGGCAACGGTATAACCGGATTTCATGAGATGGGACCCGGCCGACTGGCTGCCCATATCCTGGTTAACGGTCGTCCTCGTCAAAACGTTCACCCGCCCGATTTGACTTAGCGCAGCACTCGCAGCACTCTCTGCCGAGGCCTGAGCCTCATTAGCGGCCTCGGTCGCCGTCTCTGCCGCAGCTTCGGCCCTCTCGGCTGCTTCCTGCGGGATCTCGATATTTTTCAATTTCTCGATGATCCAATCCAAATTTAGCTCATGAAAGTTAGTATAGGGCAGGTTTTCAAACACTCCCATATGATCACCTCCTATTAGTATACCATCACGCAAAACTTGCGTTTAAATGACTTGATAATAACGTCGGTCACATTAAATTGCACAACTTCCCTCTGAGCCTCGATCAGCTCCTGGGTCTTGGTAACGCCGATATTTCCGCTGCGGGTCCTGGTAATGGTCCCGGTATCGCCGACGTCCTCGCCGGAGTCGTAAGAGGTCTCATTCTTTCCGCCGTAGGTAGTTGTATCCTTTTCGCGGTTGACGTAATTTTCCTCATTATAGCCGGCCACTTGGTTGGTGTTGGAATCGCTTCCGGAGTTGCTGACCGTATCCTTTCCGCGCCGGTCCCTTTTTGTCTTCAGGTCCCTTGTCTCGGTCTCGGTTCCGTCAACATTCCAAATGGGATTGTACTCATAATAAAGAGTTTCTTCAAGATCTGACCACTCTTTAAAATGTAGATCCGTCCAAATCTTGATAGCCTGCTTCATCGTCTCCGCCTCCGGATAAACCAAAGACAGCTCCGCAAGCTCTAAACAGAGAGCATTGACGACTGTTTCCTTATCCAGCGTCTCAGGGACCCGGAAACCGTCAAAGATCGTATTATCGTAATTGTAAAGCCCTAGAATCGACAGACTGGCCATTCTCTCCGCCTCCTTCCTGGAATCTGAACCGGACAGACATATTAAGACCAAAGAGGTCATTTGCCTGATCAAGGCCCTTTTGGATGGTCTCAAGCCATAGACTGGCCTTAGACTTGGTATCAATGGAGTTGGCCTCCACTTCCTGGGCGCTGACGCCGGATTCTTTGGCAATGTTCACGTTGGGGATCCCGATCTCGGTATTAAACCGCGCGTCCCACTTGCACATATCCTCCAGGATATCACCGGCAATATAATTCTGCTGCAGGTTCTGGATAAACTGGACCCATGCCGGGGATCCGTCGTCATTGAAAAGATCCTTATCGACGAAGGCCGCCGGATTTCCGGAAAGGATCTGATCAAGCATCTTTTTAAAGCTTTCCGCGCCGGCCTTATTCTTAGTGATAAAGACGGTAGCTAACTTACTGTTAAGTAGGTTCTGCGCCGCCGCCTCAGCGGACAGGGCCAGCATATCCGCGTAAAATTCCACGATATCCCAACAGCCGCCATAATCAGGCTGCATCCGGATCAGAGCGCACTGGATGCCGATTTTCGGCTCCACAGCTCCCCTTAACAAGGGGTTAGTGATGATCATATGATCCGGCTGGTAAAAGATGTTACGGCCGGCCAAGGTCCCATGCTGACAGATCACGCCGTATTTATCGGTGTTGATCACTCCGATAAAGCCGAAGACGAACAGCACATAGTAAAAGTAGTTTTCCGCCCAGTAGTCCGGCAGCCCTTTAAACTCAAAGTTACTGATGACTTTCTGGATCAGATATCTTTGAAAATATCCGGCGAGCCCTGTTTGTTTGATATGGACCGTGGACGGCTTGTATAAGCTATTATAAACATTCCGATAGTCATAGGCCGCCGGAATGTTATTAAATCCGCCCATGGGATCACCTCCTTATAATGTGAGTTACCGGCTTTTTACGCCGGCCCGCTAATACCGCGATAAGCTGCTCAGTTGTGAGCCCGGAAGGCGTCCAGGACGGCGGATAAAGCGGGTGATAAATAAAGCCCTGGAAAACGTAAATTGAGAAATAGCCATTGTCATAATCGATACGATTTAGATTAGACATTTGCACCGTACCCATAAAGAAATACGGCATCTCATCTTTGGGCGTCCGGTCCGTGGCTGAGTATAGGCTGTTAGAGATCCTAAAGGCCGTAACATTGCCCTGACCGTCCCTTATTAAGGTCTCGACGTTCGCCGTATGGCCTTCGCCGGATCCCTGGCCCGGGACGGAGTCCCAGCAGATGCAGGCGCCCACCTGAGGAACTGATCCGGTGCGGAGTCCCAGGCCTGGAGCCTGGCCGAACCATTGATTGCCGTTTCCGGTAGGCCAGGACCAGGGATTTGCCGTTACTCTTGACAGCTCGTTAAAGCGTCCGTAAGAGTAGGCGACCCTAAACGCAGTTTGGCATCGCTAGGCTGCCTTGATAGGCGTTGTACTCATTATAATAAGGGCTTGTCGGGATCCCATAGTAATGCGTTCTCGCGGTGAAAACTGGCATCTGATCACCTCCCCTCACTCATAATAAAAGCCGGTTTCTAGATAGCCGCGAATGGCCCGCAGCTCCTCCCGGGTCGCTATCACGTCCTCGACGGTACCGTCCAACACTTTCATATACCCGCCCAGGGCTAGAGGCTTTCTGACGGCCATAAGCGGCCGGCCCTGATGGTCGTTATCATCTGCGGTTACATCTCGGAAAACGGCAGCCAGGGCACAAGTTCCGGCCTGCATATCGATAAAGCCTCCGTAATTGCCAAGAGTCGAAATATGCGGCTCAAAGATCCTTGTAATACTGCTGACAGATCCCGCAGCCGCAAGCGGGCTTTCTGCCGCGCTTACGATCCCGGCCGCTGCGTTTGTGGCCGCGTCGATGGCGTTGGAGATCGTGAGGCCGTCCTGCGCAAGCTGTACAGCAACACCGAGCTGCGCGCTGTATCTTCCGAGGATGATACCGGCATTGTATCCGGTCCGCCATCCGGCAAGGCTATAGTATGCTTCACCTGTCACAATATCAATATGAACTGTCACGTCGATATAATCCAGGTCGCAGGTGGTAGAAGTATCCAGCGGCACATAGCCAAGGCGCGGGAGGGATAAATAAAGCTCCGTAAAGGGAGGAGCGTTTAAATATTTGCCTCTGGCCGCAGTCTTAGGATGTTTCGGGATAGTCAGGCGCTTAGTGGCCGTATAGGTCTTGGCTTTCTTTATCGGGAACAGGGCCACGCCGGTCAAGGTCCAGAAGCCCACTCTCCAGGTGTTGACGTCCGGTTCGACGTAATCGGTACCAGCTCCAATAAGGTTGGCCATTGATACCGGTATATATGTCACGCTTGTGATATATTCAAACGGCCTGAAGATCATCTTTGCAAGGTCAGTTCCGATATCCAGGGAGGACCCTGCATAATTGCTTAGTGTCGGGTCCAGGACCTTTTCGCAGAACTGCCCGAAGCTTACGGAAGTCATAGCGTAATAAATGACGCTTTGCCCGCTGATCACTCCCACCACATAGGACCCTCCGACGCCGGTTTCCTGGTTGATCGTCCACCATGGCGCGTCCCCAGGGATAAATATATCCGTAGTGATATCACCGGTTACCGGATACATATCATCCCTAATACTGCCATTCTGCGCGGCGCTGGATCTCAAAATATAAAGATCCGTGTTTCCGATGGTAGATTTAAACGTGGCCAAAGGGTCCACGTCCAAATAAGCGATCCATAAGCGGCCGTCATACTCCCAGTTTGTGACCCAGTAATACCGGCTGAACTCCTCTATATAAGCATAGTTATAAGTCGGAGCGCTGCCGGTGTTGGTCGCAAACTGTACCTCCAGCCGGGGAGAGAGTTTAGAGCATGGGCCTTTTAAAACGCAATTAAGAAGAAGGCCGACAGCATCAGCCGCCGGCCTTTTCGTCGAGTTTTCCGGCTTTGACAAGTTGTAAAATCTAACCGGTAAAGCCATCGCCGGGCCTCCTTCCTATTAATCAAGCAGGATAACGGCTCCCTTTTCGGTGAAGTCGTTCCAGTATCTCTGAATAAAGGAATAGTAAGTATTCCAATATCTGCCGGCGGAGTTGTAAGGAGTCGTACTGGTCTCCTCGTTCATGATGGTAACTCCCAGGGCGTCACGGTCGAAGATCACACCGATGATCTTATCCTGGCTCACGGCTGCGCCGGTGGTAAGAGTGCCATTAGGCTGCAGATAAACAGGCGTTACATTGATGGAGTCGGGAGTCAGGATAGACTGCCAGTAGTTCACGGCCTCCACGTCGGCATAGCGGAGGAAATCATAGTTGAAGGTATCCGCCAGGACGCGGGCGTCCATCTGAGCCATGAAAGGAGCATAGAGATAAATTCTCTGATCCTGTACAGGAGTGTGGCGGCTGATCTCCTTACCGGTGATCTGGATCTGAAAAAGCTGGCTTCTCTCAGTCATGACAGAGGACAGGGTCGCGATCCTGGCATAAAGCCACTTTGAAAAGTCGTCAAAGTTCTCCTTGGCGTATACGGTGGTAGCGTCAAGATTGCTGCCGGTGGCGGTGTTGTACTCGGTCAGGGCGTGAATGATCCCATTGTTTGCGGAGATCTTGCCTGCGATGAAGTTAGCAACGGTCATTCTGCGCACCACTTCGCGGGTCTGTTCGATCATATCCATGGTGTTCTGAACTACCATAGAGATGAACTCGCCGAACTGCGCGGATCCGGTGAAAGCGCTGTTAAGCTGGTCGCGGAAAGTCGTATAATACTTGCTGAAAATGTTCTGGCCGTAGAAATTGACCTGGAGAACGTTAGGCTTGTTCACCTTGTACATATCTACGCTCTGACCTTCGGTCAGATCAAAACCGGAATCATCCGTAAAATCCTTGTCCGCGATGGAAAGCTTGCGGGTGATATAACCCCATCTCTGGGAGTCTACCTCAACACCGCCGAACTTAGCGCGATAAGGTCTCACCGAAAAGATGGTCCGGCCTACCAACTGGCTGATCGCGTTCATGATAGGATCCACGCCCTGGGATAGGGTAGTTGTGGCGACGGATACAAAATCCGCCTCGTTCGCCATCGCGATAGGCGCCTCGCCGGTTGCCTGCTTACGGAGAGCGTTAAGGATCCCCGCAGCCTGTTCAAAAGTTAAGTTATTTACTGCCATGTTTATTTACCTCCTTTAGGTTTCATAGGTGGGTTAATGATATTTGCTATCATATCCTCAGCGGTCAGCTCCTCGCCGCCTCCGGGAATAGATGCGTTTTGTACATTCATTTTCTGGATCGCTGCGGTAAGCGCGTTGATCGCTCCCAGCACCTGATCATTACTGGTCGTTTCCGGAGCTGCTGCAGGTTTAGGCGTTTCCTCCGGAGCCTTTGCCGGCGGTGTTGGCGCTTCCGCCGGTTTAGGGGTGTCCGGAGTCTCAGAAGGGGGAGCAGTATGGCCCGCCGGCGCTTCCGGCGTTTCCAGTTTGTCGATCTCTTCGCGGGTATAGCCCGCCTTGACTAATGTCAAGATGTCTTCAAGTTTCATTTGTGACGGCCTCCTTTAAATCTTGTAATTGTTTTATGATATCGTCTATCCTAGACGTGATATCCGGTTTAGGCTCTTCCTTGCCTCTCCCCTTGAAAACGGAGAGATCATCCAGGAAGCACACGTTTTTATCAGGCCCGGTGCTGGATCCGTAATACTGCCACAGATGGCACACGCCCTTAACGATATCGATATCCTCCTTAGAAAAGTCACGAAGATATCCAGTCTCGGTGCCGTACCAGGCCGCCCACTTATCATATTTAGGGCATCCGACTTTACCTGTCCTGATATCCATCAGGCCGGCATAAATGCCGGCATAGGCTCCGAGCTTCTCCATCTGCGCGCAAAATTCATTGATGGCCTCATCGTCGAAGGCGTCCGGGGTCTCCACGTCGCACCATACGCCCATGGGCGGGATACCGTGACGGCGGATCACGTCGGCAGCGTTATTTACATTATTATAAATGGATCCGAGCCTCAGGACGTGATAAATGCCCCAGGGGATCCCCAGGCGCTTAGCTTCTTTAATATAGGCGTCGGCCTTTTCGTCTTTTGCGGATCCCTCGCCGGATCGGATGATCACAAAATCGATTTTATAGGCATAGGCGGCGAGGTTGACGTCTACAAACATAGATACATCAATACCGTACTTCATTTCTCGTCTCTCTCCAAGGCGTTCTTAAGCTCCAAAAGGGCCAGGGTGTTTTTATCCAGCGACGCCCGGACCGCGTCCATCTCTTCCTTATGCTGCTCCGATTGTTTGTTTACCATCCAAAACATAGCCGCACATCCGACGATCGGAAAGCCAACGGTTGAAATAGCCTGTAAAATGATCTGTATATCCATAGCGATTGCCTCCTAATACGAAAAAGGCCGGTTCTCCGCCGGCCTTGCGAATTTAGGCCGTCACGCCTGCGCGGCCCTTCCGGGGCCTGACTAATGCGCTTCGCGCCTTTATCATATCTAATATTTATTATCATGTCAAGAGTTATCTTTACATGAAGAGCCGTTTTGTTAAGACCTTCGCCTCCGGAGTGTCAAAAGTGATCCCGCGCTCAAAGGCTATCTCAAAGGCGATCCGATCATATAGGGATATAAACTCCGCCTGCGTTAATTCCCTGGGAGTGCCGGACCGGTGGAGGCTCACATAATCCTTGCTGGTCGACTTCACCTTATATAGGACCACCTCGCCGCAGGCTGCCACCGGTTTGATCTGATTTAGAGGCAACGGCTTTACTAGCTTATAATCAACGCCCTTAAATACATTAGCAAGTGCCATATCAGAAAAGGACCCGCCGCCCGCTGCTTTATAAAGGGCTGTCTGTTTTTTCTTTTGGCTGATAGGGCTTTTCTGAAGGACGTAAAGCGCGATCCCTCTATCCGGCATGATGGAGATCTCCTGACCGGATCTCAGCATCTCGCAGATCCTGGATATTAATTTCAGTTCGACAAGAATATCATTAAAAATGTCATTGCTGTTTCCGTAAAGATAAGCTTTTAACGGCTCCTCGCCTCTCAGCTCCCGATTTCGGTTTACCGTTTCGTAAAGATTGAAAAAGGCCGCAGCCGTTCCGGCTTTAGCGGTCCGCCTATCCTCCTCGTTAAACTCGTCATAAATAAGCTGTTTATAGGCACTGCCGTCAAAGCCGCGGAGGTTATGGAAAGTCGAAAGAGCCGCGGTGGTTATGATCTTTTTATCCGGATGGATGATATCTCCATCCATGTAAGCGGTATAGACCGCGCCGGTATACTTGGAGAGCTTCCGGACCGTGTAAAGGACGCCTAAATCATCCAGCACGGATTTAAAAGGCGTGCTGTCATCCCTGCAAATAAAATCCGCCTGGGCCTGGGTGGTCCGGATGAGGAGGGCCGGGATCTCTTTTTCGTAGATCTCTTTTAGGCCGCCGTAAGTCTTACCGATCCCGCGGCCTCCGATGATGATATTAAAGGGCTGCTCGTTTGCTCTGATAAAATCAAAATTAAGATAGCCCTTATCATTATATAATTCCATAATAAGAAAAGAGGACGCTTAGAAGCGCCCTCCCCTCCTGTTAGATTGCTGGCGGCTCTGAGGGCGCCGGCTTTTCTTCCTCTTGATCGGTTTTCCCGGAATCGGCAAAGTAGACGCTCCTTGCCTCCACGGTGGCAGAGGTCCTGGAGTTGCCGTCCTTGTCCTGGTATTTGTCCATGTGCAGCGCACCGGTGACGCCGATCAGGTAGCCTTTCTTGAAGTATTTTTCAATCATCTCCGCAGTGCCGGAAAAGGCCACGCAGTTGATGAAGTCGGTCACTTCCTGATTGCGTCTGACCGCGACGGAGAAGCGGCAAACGGCTACTGGATCCTCTCCTTTTGAGTAAGTGAGCGTCGGATCCTGGGTAAGACGGCCTAAAAGATTGATACTGTTCATTGTGTTACCTCCTTAAGTAACTTTAAGATTTTACTGTATGTACAGTAGTATAATTGTAAATATGCTCATCGTCAAGCATTTTTCTCCAAAGGTCCGCGTCGTCAAGGATCTCCATGTAATCGGCGGTATATCCTAATTTGTAGGTACTTGGCGATAGAGCTATATTTTTTGTGATGTGGAGCTTGTGACCGTCGATCACAAGATCCTGATACTCCGGCGGGACTGTATCATTATACCGGCTCTCCGTGCCTCCCGCATCCCGGAAGACGAAACCGTCCTTTAGAGCTTTAAGGCCGCCGGCTCTTTGAAGCTCCTCAGCTCCCTTCTTTTTGTTTACTCCGGCGATGGTTACATGGCACTTGCCGCCCTCGCCTTCGTAGGTGTAGGCATATTTCTTGGCGCCCCAGGTTAAGAAAGTCTTATACTTGCCCTCAGACTCGAATACGCCCATATAGTGGGTTTTGCCCTTGGAATCAATGCCCATCGCCTTATTTGACTTGGAGCTTTTCATATAGGACCGGTTCAGTTTATCCAGGGTCTCCCGATGCTCGTTAAAATGCTTTAAACTGTCGGTATCCCAATAAACCAGGTCCCAGCATCCGCCGCCCTCCGGATCGTCGGCAATGGTCCACATGCCGCGATGAAGCTCATACCTTGCCCATGCCGTTGTCCAGACGCCCCATGAGTAGGGGATCCAGGCTTTTTTCGTATACTCCTCATAGAGAGCGCCGATATCCGGCTCCGGATCGAAGGCCAGTTCTATGCCGTCGTAGTTGATCTTTACCTTGATGGGATCCGTTGCCTCCATGCCATAGATGCCATTATTTTTCTTTTTGGCCTCCAGGTAGTTTATCTCTTCGCCGTCGATCCCCTTAAGGGAGGTCTTGGCGGCATAATATTTATTGATCACGTCGATAAAGCGGCGCGGAAGGTTGCCATAGGCAGCATAATAGCAGCGCTTAAAAACCATGGATCCCTTATACTCTCTAAGGATGATCTTAAGGTCAAGATCCGTCAGGTAGCAAGTGAGCGCCTTTGCATGGATGATACGGCCGTTATCCTTAGCCGGTGCCGGGTTCTCGTCATAGGTGTGCCATAGAATGTTATCGCATTTATCAATGCTTAAGTAGGGCGCCGGCCAATCCGGATCCGCAAGCTCCAAATCGTAAATATCCACCTCCATCAGGCAGGCCTTCCGGCGCCTGGTCATAAGGTCCACAATGTAATCCTCGTTAAGGTTCCCCGGCAAGACCTCATACCATGCGCTCATGGGATAAGGCCGGTTTGCGTTCACATCCGGATAGGATGAAGAGCGGTCATCCGAAAAAATGTCTTCCAGGATCGCGCCGGCCCAATGCCGGCTTGCGTGGGTGTCGCCGCCTCTGAAGGCCTTCCTTAAGAGCTGGTAAACCTCAAAAGTCGGGATGATCTTTTTGATGGCTGCGCGGATGGAGTAGAGGACCTTCTTGCAATCGCGCCGCGGGTAGCCGGTAGACGTCAAAGGGATGGTCAGGAGAGTGTCGCCGTAGGCGTCCATGATGGCATAAATGGATTCTACAAGGCCTCTGACGTCATTATAACAATACTGCAGCTCCAGGGGCGTTAAGGGAGTCCATGGATAGCGGATCTTATTATAATCGTAATCATCACCGTCAAGCTTCTTATGCTTAACGTTATAATCCTTAGTCACAAATCCAAGGCCCTGATTAAAGAGCCGATAGCTGCAGCGAAACTCTATCGCCCGGCCCATTTTGGCCTTTAGGATCGTGCGGGTATCCATGGCGAAGACTTCTTCATCGATGAAATCATATATCTCAGGGTCAGAGAGGAATTGCCATTCATAGCTAAGGTTATGCACGTAAACTACAAGGGTTCTGTCTTCCAGGGCGCCGATCAGGCCGGCGATGAAGTCTGTAAATTCCTCCCAGGTCCTGCCGGTGATGGTACAATATCTGTCAAACTGGAATTGCCAATGATACATAAAAGCTTGTTTGATATCCTGGAGGGTTGTTGTTTCGATATCGAAAGCGCAAATCAAAGGAAGGTATTTGACCTCCCTTTGATCATGCTTCCGGCGGCCCTTACGGACAAGCGGCTGGAACTCTTTTATAAAGTCAGGGTTGAAATCGGAGGCCGGTATTACAAAATCTGAACATACCATTTCATAGTCCAAGCCTCCTAGCCAAACGGTTGAAGTTCTGCTGATAGTTGATCAGAGTTCTATTAGATCCGGTGATCCTGATAGCCTGCTCCGCGAATCGTTCGAAGTGCTGCCCCAGCTGCTCCGCGGTTACGCCTCGCCTTTTGGCCTGGCCTAACATTTCGTTGGCGGCGGCGGCGAAAACGTCAGAATCGAAGCGCATATTTTCATATTTATTTCTGACGTATTCCATGAATTGAAAGAAGATCTCTTTATTTCCCTCGTTTACCTCCGCAAATCCTAAGCCGCCCTCCTCCGGAGGCGCTGAGATCCTTCTTATAACCTCCTCTTGCTTTTTCATGTAGGCTCTGGCGCTGAAGCGTTCCGGGCTGAACGCTATTTGATTTTTTACGATCTTGGCCGCGCTGATGAGGCCTTTGGAGGCCTTCGCCGGTGTTGTCTCCAGGATCCTGCGGACTCTGGAAGAGTAGAAGGCCGGAGGGGGAGCCATGCCGACCTTTTCAAAGGATTTGATTGAAGTCTGAAGTTGACGGCGGATGTTGTAATACTCGCGCCGTTCGCCGGAATAGTTAGCCATCTGCTCCTTGCCTCCATGCCACATAGGCCGCGTAAATGTTCTCTAATTGCTCATCTTCTCCGAGGCTCTTCATTTCATCATAAATATCAATGGCCTCATAATAGGTAATGTCAAAATACCAGGATAATGCGTAATAAACCATGCTCATAATTCCCACCTCATATAGATATCAAGGATCTGATAGCCGTGGCAGTCCGGCTGTTCTATGACTTTGGCCGGCTGCTTCCGATACTGCATGAGGACCGCGTCCTCGTCAATATTGCCGGTGCTGCCGAGCTGGGCGAAGGTCTTTCTTTTGTCGCCGTGGTTTGTGACGGTCTCCAGCATCCAGCCGGCACGGTCCCGGAAGACGGCGACGCCTTTTGGCTCCAGGTAGATATTATCGATCATTGATACGAACATTTTTAGTTACCTCCTTAGTAAAGCATTCATTATGAAAGAAGTTGTAATGCCGGCTGATCCGGCTCTGGGCGTAGCCGACGCCTTCAGGGATATTCTTTAGATCCGGACGATAGGAAAGGCCGCTGCCGGTTACGGATTTGATAATAGGTACGTCAATAGGGCGGCCGCAAAAGATGCAGCTTGTCAAGGCTGATCACCTCCTATTATAAAGGAAATGATAAGGAAGGCGATAAGGGCGCCGATGATGAGGAGGGCGATATCGTTTAAAATCAACTTGATCATTCTTTACACCTCTCCTCCTCACGGATCCTGACGATCTCGTCATAAATCTTCTTTTCGATCTCCTCAAGCGGCAAATCATCCAGAGACACAAGCCATGAAAAGTTGTGAATGGGTTCACCGGTCCGAATAACCTCGCGGGCACACCATTCAATTGATCCGATCTCCAGGCCATCATCGGCCGGTGGATTAGTAAGATTATACATCATTTCATTGATGTTCTCCTCGCGCTCCATGGCCAACCGGATAGCCTGGCGGATCGCGTCGGATCTGTTCGGCTGCTTTTCCAGGTAGGCGATAATGTCGGCGTCGGTGTGTGGGTTAATTCTGAAAATTAGTCTGCTCATGTGATACCTCCATATACTTAAGTAGTGCGCTTATGTATGCACAAGTACAGTATACAAAAAATGTATGCACAATACAAGAGAAGTTATCCACAATTTGAGGTGAGTTATCCACAATTTGCATTTTCTTCATATAAAGATTGTCTGTAGTCCATAAACCGTCACAAGCTGAGACGGCGGGGA